GACGAACGTCTTGGCGTTGTAGGGGTCGTACCCGAGCGCGCGCACGTCGTACTCGGTCTGCTGGATGAAGTTGTCGAGATCGTCGTAGACCTCCATCATGTCCAGCACGGTGCCGGGCATGACGTGCAGCGACCCCTCCCTGATGAACTCGTCGTACTTGGGACGAAGGCCCGGCTGGATCAGGAAGAGAGTTCGCTCGGTGATGTAGCTCCGGGTCTTGACTCCGTACCGCTCTCCTCCGAGAGGGAAGAGGAATGTGAAAGCGCAGAAGTCGTCACCTTGCGAGAGATCTGCACCGAGAGCGCAAGGCATCTGCCAGAAGTCCCGAGGCCGATGAGGTAGCGTCTCCTCGTACGTGAAGAAGTACGTGTACCCCTCCATGGGGATTCCGAACCTCTTGGCCAGGATGTCGTTTCGTGAAGCCGGTGCTTTCTCTGCGCGCTCAACATCAAGGTGATAAGTCTCATAGGTCACCGTCAGTCCGAGGTTGGGATTGGCCTTCACCCACATGGCCGGATCCCCGACCTCCTCGAGCTCATCCAGCTTGTAGTGCCAGATCGAGACGTGGGGCGCGTGGTACTCGCCCTTGAGGATGTCGGCGAGTTCCATTTTGATGGTGTCGCCGGAACCGTTGCGGACGGTCCCCTCGGAGCTGATGGCGATGATCAGGAAGTCGTCCAGCTTCGACGCTCCCTGCTCCACAGCTCCGACGACGTCCTCTCTGAGGTCGCCGGACAGCCACTCGTCGATCGTGGAGATCTTCGGCCGCAGGCCCTGGAGCTTGTTGATGGCCATGGGACGGATCTCGCACAGCGACCCGGTAAGGAAGTTCTCGATGCCCTTCTTGGTGGACGCCAGCTTCTGCCGGAGCATCCGGTTCCCCGTGGTGTTCTGCATCGAACTCTCGGTGAGGAACTTGAAGAGCGGCCCGCGCGAGCGCGTGATGGCCGTCCTCATCGGAGACATGGTCTCCTCGGCCTGCTTCATGGTCGGCGCCGTGGCGACCTGGTGGGTCGTGGACGTGTCCACGCACATGAAGTAGGACTGGATCAGCGCGGCGTACATCGACTTGGCCGCGCCTCTGGCCACGATCAGATACTGCTTGGTTACCAGCCTCTTTCTGATCGTCCGCTTCTCGTAATGGCCTCCGTAGTCCCCGTGGGTGGGGACGTAGACGCTGCGCTCCACGAAGTACCACCAGCCGAAGACCTGCTCGGCCCACAGCTTGAAGCTGAACAGGAGGTGGAGGTCTCCGCCGTCCGTGAGGGTCATCTCGCCCTCGCAGAACCGGTTGAAGCCCTCCACCGCCTGGTCGTCGTAGTAGATGTTCGGGTTGGCGATGAGCGCGTCGATGCGGTTCATCTCCATCGAGATCTCGCGGTTGACCGGTACGTCGCCTCGGACGACGGCCTCGCGGAACTGTCCGTAGTAGACAGGAACTGCAGTATTGGACAGCACCGGGTGACCTCCTTCCTATGCGAGCAGTGCCGCGGCCTTCCCGCCCTTCTTGGCGGCTCCGATCGCGACGCCCCTGGCCAGGCCTCGCTGGATCTGCTGCTGCCCAGCCGTCTCCAGCTGCCGCTTGGCGAACTTCTTGCCCTTCTTGGTGGCGAGCGTCTCCACCTGGGCCTCGAGCTGGAGCCGCGTGGAGAGTTCACGGAGCTCCTGCGTCGAGAGGGCGTCGGTGCCGCTCTTCTTGAGCTTCTGCTTCTGGACAGCGGCGATGATCGCGTCCGTATGCGCCGGATGCGACTCCCCACCCCTGGTCGAGACCTTGGTCCGACGCCGGACCAGCCCGGTGTCGATTTGCGTGCTGGTCGAGACGGGACGTTCCTTCCGGACGCCCCACTTCATGCCCTTGACCCCGAAGTGGGAGATGAACTCCTCACCGCGTTCGGTCGTATCGCTCATGCTCACCTCCGCGAGGACGTCGTCGTATTCGAGACGGAACTCGGGGCCTTCGTAGTCCCCGAACCAGAGGGCGATGCGGTCGAAGTCGACCCATCGGATACCGGGATAGTCCCGCTTGTCCTCGCGCGCGGGCGCGCCCGGGTAGCCGAGTGTCAGGTGCGGAATCCAGTCGCCCTCGTGCTGGTCCGCGTTGTCGTAGGCGGTTCGGATCGGCGTGTGCTTGAGGAGCTGACCGCGGAACTCCTCGAGCTGCCTGCCGCTCCAGTTCTTCTTGAAGAACAGGACATCTGCCTCGTCCTCACCGAGCTTCCCCCGGTGGTCTACCTCCAGCATGAAGGGCCCCCGGTCCCAGAAGTCGACCGCGTGCTCGACGAACTCGAGGATCTTGGTCACGTTCGGGACCTTCAGAGCGTCGCCCAGGTACAGCAGCGTGCAGTGGGGGACCTTCTCGCTGGAGATCTTGTGGACGTAGTCATCCTCGGAGGGGATGGCCACGATGACCAGGTTAGGCATCGTAGACCACCCCCGGAGGATCGGGATCGACCCATTCGGTGTCTTCACGCCCGACGTTGAGGCGCCAGATGTGCTCCCGAACCTGCTCCTGTGCAGCAGAAAGCAGATATGACGTGGTGGGCGGATCGAATAGCAGACGCACCTGCAGGTACACGCACGTCTTGATCAGCGAGAGCTGAGGATGGTCACCGAACACGTCCTGCCAGACGACGGTGTCGTCGGCGACGTACTCGGCGGGGACCAACCCCACCTGCTCGAGTGTGGAGAAGGCCGAGTTGATGTGAGTGATGATGTCGAGATCGAAGGATTCGTCCGAAGGACTGATACCGAGGATCTTCTTCGTGCTCAATAGGATGCTCTCTTCCACACTCCACCTCCTTTCAGCTGTGAGCGGTTGTCAGATCACGTCTGCGAGCGCCAGGACGACGATGCAGACGGCCGCGGCGACGAGTGCCACGACCAGGAGTTGAGCGGCGGACATCTAGTCCTCCTCGAACTCCTTCTCGACCCCGGAGAGGTCGGCGGGCTCCTCGCGCTTCTCGGAACCCTCCCCCGACGACTCGTCCATGTCGTTCGGGTCGATCGGCTCCGACTTGAAGGAGCTGTCGTCCCCGTCCTCGGGGAGCTCGGGATCGTCGACCGGCTTGGGATCGTCGGTCCGCTCGTCTGGGTCCGACTCGGAGTCGTCCTCCGAGGAGTCGTCGACGGCGTCCTCTCCCGGATCGGCCTCGTGGGCCCGCTGGGCCTGGTCGGCCTCGGCGGCCTGGGCGTCGTCGGGCTGACCCCCCTGCTGCTCGAGCTCCTCCTTGGTCATCTCGTCCTTGGGGATCTCCTGCTCTTCCATCGTGCCTCCTTCGATGAGGTTCGACAGGCCGTCGATGCCCATCAGCCCCTCCAGTTGGCCGGGTAGTCCCGGATGTCGATATGCACGAACGTGGAGTAGACCCCGAGCCCCCCACGTCCTCCTCGCTTCTTCCGGCGGATGTTGTTCGCGAACGCCGCCCACTGGTTGGGTCCGCCCCTGGCGAACGAGACGTCGGCAGCCTGGTCGTTGCCGTCGTGCATGGTGTAGATGTGGAAGCTGTTGGGCTCCCCTCCTACGTGCGCGTTCCACGAGACCGTCCGGTATCCCGAATGGACGGTGCAGGGCCCGAACTGCTTGCGCATGGGCTCGAGGAACTGACGGCACAGGTACTGCAGCCCGTTGTACTCCCTGGGCTTGACCTTGGTGCCGTCCCTGCAGTCAAACTCCTCGATGACGAAGTGCTTGGAGAGACGACGGCGCGTCTTCCGCACGCTCTTCTTGGCCTTCTTCTTGGCCTGCGGCATGAGACCTCCTTGTTGGTCACCAGAGCTGGGTATCGCCAGGGCTACGTGCAACGACAAGACGCGGGAGCAGGTCCTTGTTGCCGTAGTGAATAGCGTTGTGCGTCCGGTGAGACGTCGTGATCAGGTACTCGGGGTCGAGGATCCACCCCTCTCCGCTGACGATGTCCACTTCGGTCATCGGATTCATGTGATGAATCAGGAGAGGGCCGAACACGATCTCGTACCCCCGAACACCCAGGTCGCAGCCGTTGTCTCTCACGATGACTGCGTTTCGTGCCCACTTCCACTCCGGAGAGGAGTAAAAACGTTGGTTCATCCACCGGTCGAACCCGAAAGTGGTCTGGCCGACATGGCCGTCCAGTTTCAGGTATTCGAAGCGCTCTTCGAATGATCCGAGGCGTTCAAGCTCGGAATAGCGCCTAAGCGTTCTCGTCATGGTCCTCAGTCTGCTCCCCGGAGCCTGAGTAGGACCTCATGGCCGCAATGGCATCGAGATACAGCTCCTCGATCCTCTGTTGGCTCTCGATCGCTTGTCGCTTGACCTGCAGAAGTTCGTTCTCGTGCTCGATCCGTTGTTGCTCGAGTCGTTCTCGCGTCGAACCCATCTTGAGGAAGTGGGTGATGACCTGGGAAGACGCGGTGCCTTGCGTGATCTGCTCCTCAGCGAGGTCGTAGGCCGCTGAAGAGATCTCAAGCTCGCGTTGCTCTGGAGAAGTCGCCGGTCTTCTGCGTCTTCTTCCGGAGTCGGGAGCTCTTGCTCTCGCCATACGGCGACTCCTCCTTTCCTTCGTAGGACTTTCACGAGAGTTCTGAAGCCCCAGGACCACGGCGGCAGAGGTCACAGGACCGCCGTTCTCCCAGCCCTGAGGCTTCAGGACCCCCGGGAACCAAAACACTTTGTGGAAAATGTCCCCCCGGGGAATTTTTTGGGAGCCGGGCGATAAGAGGAGGGGGGAGGTTTTTTTGACCCCCTCCCCCCTACCGCGAAACTCCTAGAACTTCTTTTCTCTCTTCAGATGATCACGAAGAACTTCTCGCAACCTTCGTGTGCATTCCAGAAACGTTCTCACGAACGATCTCCTCGATGCCCGACTGGATTGCCAGTACCTGGTCGGCGTCTGACAATTCATCTGAAGTGATGACGATGCGTGCGAGCAGCCCTGCTGTGTGGTACCCATGGCGGGTATCAAACGCATACCACTCGTCCCACTCCGTCCATGGGTCGAACGGATTGTCCACGGTGGTGAGCATGTACTCGACTGCCTCGTCCACTGCTTCTTCTGTTACTTCAGCCATGCTCACCTCACTCCTCGTACAGCGCTGCCTTGAGGGTGGACAGTGCCACACCCAGTGCATGAGCGACGTCGGCCTGTGAGAACCCGTCCTTCAACATCTGTTCTGCACGTTCCCTCTTGGTAGAGGTCATGACCAGCGTCGGCCTTGGTGTGGCAAGCTTGCGTACAGAGTCGAGCTCTGCGTTGGCGAGGATCTTCTCCAACTTGTCGGTGGAGATGGCACCTGCCTGGATGGCGTCCCACTCTTCCTGCGTGATGGTGATCCGTTCCTTCCGGGCACCGGTTCTGACACGCATGGCAGCGAGCGCCTGATTCCTGATCTTCTTCTCTTCTGCCTTCTCCAGGTGTGGATTCAGTGCCTTCTTCTGGGAGACCACCGAGTTTGCCAGGGCCTGGGCTTGTCTTTCGAGGGGGGCGTTCTTTTGAGCACGGAGGAGTTTCGCATTCAGCGACGAGACCTCGTTTGCGTAGACCTTCTTTGCGCTCGCATGGGTCTGCATCTTGCCCACACGGAGGGACTCCTTGCGTGCCTCGTTGGCGAGGGACTTCAGCTTGTTCGAATGGTTCGCATAGAGGACCTCCATCTCCAGCCCGGAGGACAGCTCATGCGCATCATCCGTGATCTCAAGAAGCTTGACTCTCTGCTTCTTGGTGACCACCTCACCCTTGGCGTTGGTATAGGTAGACCCTTCCTTGGGGACGAAGACCTTACGTCCCGTCTCAGGGTCGTACTTCCCACCCTCGGATGCACGCCTCTCTCTGCGTGCGTCGATGTACTTCGGAGACCGGGCACGGCTGATGATGGTGGCGGCACCTGCCGTCTTCTTGCCCTGGTACTTCTCCTTGAGGGCAGGGATGCCGTTGTCCCGGTACGAGGACTTGTAGTCGAGAACGTGCTTCTCGCAGTCGATGACCACCATGGAGTGCTTCACCGCACGAGCAAGCTCGTCGTTGCCTGCACCCTTGATGGTCATGTCGGTGATGAGGTTCGAGATGTCCCCCATCTTCATCTGCATGTTGTTCTTGTTCGGGACCTGGCCCGGACGGAACACGACCTGCTTTCGCTTCTCGTCCCAATGACCGCCATCGACGGTCTTCATCCCGTCGTAGGCCTTGTACTGGGAGCGGGGGTCGAATCCCTTCAGACCTTCCAGAGGCGGAGTGCTCTTCACCGATCCCGCAGGATTGGGGATGACGAGAACCGTGTCTCCGTCGAAGTCCGCACCGGACAGCCGCTCGGCCACCGTGTGGTGGATACCGATGGCGTCCTTGGCCGCAGTGCCCATCGTCTTCCTTGCTTCGCGGTTCTTGTTGTTGACGACGAGCTGAGGGATCTCGAACGTCCCACCATGAGGGAACCGGACGAGAGCGACGCGTTCTCCGTTGTTGAACGAAGGGGCGTAGACCTCGTTGGGCTTCATCGAGGGAATCGGAAGGATCACCTTGGTCGCCTGACGGGGCATGGCCGCAGCCTGCAGATGAACGGCGGCCGAATCGGTACCGTCGGCGAACTTCTCGAGGAGCGTCCTCTTGATGACCGGATTGGTCAGCTCCATGATGGCGTCGAACTCCTTGGTCCGGCGCTCGTACGTCACATCGAGCTGTCCCTTCGCGACCTCGGGACGCTGCTTGGAGAGCATCTGGGAAGGCAGGGACTTGCTCCACTTGTCCCACTGGCCTTCCGTGTTGACCAGGTTCAGGGCGGAGTCGACCTTGCCGTCCTTGTCCTTCAGCTGACGGACCACGGCTCCGAACGGGAGGTCCGGATCATCCGACTGGGGCTTCAGGACGTCGAACTTGGTGTTGCCCACCTTCGACTTGTTCGTGTTGAACAGGAGGTCGACGCCCTTGGGCATATCGTCCTTGTAGACGGCCATGCCCTTGAGATAGTGGGTCCCGTCGACGGATATACGGACCTGGGAGTAGTTGTTCTGTCCCATGTGCAGGTCCTTGACCCCGGGACGCACGTAGATCACTCCGTCTTCCTTGGCCCCTCCGTCCTCGGCGTACTTGATCCCGACCCGCTTCGAGTTGACGTGGATCGGCTCCTGCCAGACCTCGTCCTGCCAGCTTCGCCCGTTGTCCCTCGTGTACGGCTGGATGGTCTGGATAAGACTCGGGTCGTTCTTGATGTCCTTCCAGGGGATGTCCTTCTTGGCCAGGACCTTCACCCTGGTGTAGTTCCCGGTCCCGAGCTGCTGCACGGGAACTCGGTGGACTACGTAACCGTGCTCCTTGGCGATGGCCACGGCTGTGCTCAGCTTGGTGTTCGTGACCCCAATGGAGGGATCCATGTCGCCGCCCAGGGGGAGCGAATGCTCGACCCCGACTCCGATGTCGATGACACCCTTCTTCTCGACTTCGCGCATGAGCATGGCAGCGGTGTTCTGAATGCTGTCCGCCTGATCCTTCTCGTGCGCGGCGAGAAGGGAGCGAACCGAAGACTCGTTGATCTCCATGCGCTTGCCGATCTCCGTGGGAGACCAGCCGCGCTCCTTCAGCTTCACGGCCTGGTTGATCTTGCTCTGACGGATCTCGTTGCTGGCGATGGACTTCGCCGCACGGAGGTCCGTGGTGGTGAACGGATACTTCTCCGTGGAGAAGCCTCGGCAGATCTCGGTGTCGGAGAGACCCTGCTTCTTCAGCTCGGCGACGGTGCCGAGGAAGTCCTGGCTCCTCTTCACGACGTTGCCGCCGGATCCCCATGGGTAGCGGCCGGACTTACGGAGAATGCCGTAGTGCTCCAGATAGTCCTGCTCCTTCATGACCGCCACCTACGACACCTCCTCTCTCAGCTCGTTGATCCTCTTGTCGAACCACACGATCTTGTTCATGATCCCCTTGATGAAGGCGGGGTCGCCGTCGTAGACGCGGCAGACTCCATCCTGGTAGATACGGAGTTCGATATCACGGGTGGTGAATGGGTCTATCTCGTACTCGAGGAAGAACAGGGCGGCGTAGATCTCTAGCTGGTGCTCTGAAGTACGTGTAACACCAGTTTTGAGATCTGATATACGCAGTACGCGGTAACGGTAAGCGATAGCGTCAACAGTCCCAAAAGCATTAGGGCTGTAATACAGGACGACCTCTGGCTGCATTCGGTACTGGATGCACTGGTTGATGTACATCCCGACCGTCGTGGTCTCATCGTCCTGAAACTCTCGCTCTTCGATCGCGATGGCTGCATACCGGTGATGCTCCATCCCCTCGAGCGCTGCTCGCATGGCCTTGTATCGGTTCTCAAGGCGTTCCTCGTCGTAGTTGATCCAGTGGTAGACGCTAGGACTGAGGAAGGCATGCTGCCCTTCGAGATGCGAATGCTTCCTGAAGCGCACTCAGCACCTCCTCCTCGTTGTCCGGGTAGACGTACGCGGCGAACGACATCTCGTCGAGAACCCGGACGTAGTAGTCCTGGTTGGGGCGTCTCCGCGAATCCCGTTCGGCCTTCACCTCCAGGCACGCCCAGAATCCGTCGCGGGTCAGGAGAGTCAGATCGAGAATCCCCTGGATGTAGTTCGGGTCGTTCTTGAGGACCACGCATCCGGGGAACATCCTCTTCAGCTTCCTGATGAGTCTGCTCTGGAATGCGGCCTCAGTCAAAGGGCCTCCTTTCCGCAGGGGGGGGGCATTTTTAGAATCCATGCCTGTGCGACATTCCATTCCTTCTATTACATGCCGCGTTTTTCCTACTGCTTAGTATATGGTTTGTACTCGTTCGAAGATCTGGTAGGTCGGCCACGCGTAGGTGTTGTGCTCGATGGACATCACCACGTCGCGTTCTAAGAGCCCGTAGCGGCACGCAGCGCTCAGGGAGTCCGGGAACACCTCTTTCTCGTCTCTTGCCCTCAGAGGGGCCTTTATGGGCT